CATGAGCGGCAACGAAAACGATGCTAGGGACACCCGAGCAATGATGCTGGCCTGCTCGATTGTGAGTCGCGCATTGCAGTGCGCCACAGTCTTGGTACATCACTCCGGCCACGCTGCCGAGGCCAAGAACCGCGCCCGCGGCAGCAGCGCCTGGCGTGCCAGCCTGGACGTGTCCTATATGGTCAGTCGGGAGGATGATGGTTTAATCAAGATCGAGTGCTCGAAAATGAAGGATGCGGAAATGCCGCAGCCGATTTTCGGCAGGTTGCAAAGCGTGGATCTGGGCTGGATCGATGAGGATGGCGAGGCGATTACCGGGGCGGTTTTCGTGCGGGAAGATAATCAATCGGAGAAAAGCAAAACCTCACAGGTGGCAGGCGAGATTAAAAAAATCACCAACGCCTGGTGGCATGGTAGCGCAGAATTGCTTGATGGCCAGCCGTACGTCACCAGGCAGACTTTGATCGATTATCTCGTGGAGTTTGAGAATCTGAAGCGTGAAAGTGCGGCGGTTTATTGCCGGGAGACGGCCAAGGGGAAGCTGATCTACAACCTCCTGAACGCTCAGATTGTGCGCGGAACAGCGGAGGGTTGGGTGGTCATTGACCCGGTTACAGCCTCCTCGATGCTGATCAGGAGGGAAGAGAGGTGACCATTCGTAGTCTGAAAACGACCGTACAGAAAAGACTAGAATTAGAACGAACTAGCGAACTTTTGCGAACTATGCCGAATTCGTTCGACAGGGCAAGGCAGCAGAACCGAACGAACTCGAACACCCCCCCCTTTAGGGGGGGTTCGAAAGTTCGGGCTGATGCGGCGACTTTTATCCGTTATGAAAACCATAAACTTTGAAAAGGAAGTACAATGGAAAAATTATCCAAAGAAGATATGCAGGATCGTACTTGGTGCAATGTGTATCTGCTCGACGGGATTACGGTGGTGCCGGATTACAAGCAGCCCGATACATGGGTACTGCCCGGTGGCCGTAAACTCAACGCAGCGCGACTCCAGGCCGCAGGCGGATTGCCAGCAGTCAGCTTGCTTTGGCGCAGACGTCTGCGCCAAAGCAAGCTGCAGCTTGCTTTGGCGCAGACCTTGGCAGGACTTGCAAGGCCAAAAGTTCTTGTGATAGGCTTAGAACGCGTCAAAACGGCTTCAGGGCCGTTTTTTAGGACGAGGTGATATGCAGGCACTCACGGCGCTGGAAAACGATCTGAAGGCCTTGCAGGAGGCTGCAACCGCCATCGCCGAGCGCAACCTCCGGATGCGGGATCTGCTCATGCGGATGCTCGACCCGGAGGATCTCGGCTATGCTGTCTCCGACGAAGTGCGCGATCTGATCCGCACCGAACTGCGAAAGGGGTGGCAGTGATTGAAAACGTTGAAAATTCGGAAGTAGAAAAGCGAAACGGGCACGGCGGAGCGCGCGAAGGCGCTGGCCGTAAACCCTTTCAACCGACCGATGCAGAGCGTAAACAAGTCGAAGCAATGTCGGGATACGGTTTGCCATTTGAGCAAATCGCTATTTTAATCCGCAACGGCATCGATGCAGACACACTACGAAAATACTTCTCCAACGAACTCATGGCAGGCAAGGCCAAAGCAAACTCCGCAGTCGGTCAAACCTTGTATCAAAAGGCCATGAGCGGAGATACCGCAGCCATGATCTGGTGGTCGAAAACCCAGATGCGGTGGAAAGAAACTCAAACGCACGAGCACACCGGACCAGACGGCGCTCCAATCCTCGCACGCATTGAGCGAGTCATCGTTGACCACACTGAGAATAAAGACGCCGCGCTGGGCTAAGCGCCTGGTCACCGAGCCCGCACGCTACCGCGGAGCCTACGGCGGGCGGGGCTCCGGCAAGTCGCATCTATTTGCCGAGTACATTATTGAGAAGTGCATCCTGCAAAAGACGGACGTGGTCTGCGTACGCGAGGTGCAGAAGTCGCTTAATCAGTCGGTCAAGAAGTTACTGGAAGAGAAAATCCAGACGTTGAATGTCGGAAAGTATTTCCAGATCCTGCACGACCGCATTATGACGCCGCACGGCGGCAGGATTATCTTCCAAGGCATGACCAACCACACGGCAGAATCCATCAAGTCACTGGAGGGCTACGATGTCGCATGGGTCGAGGAAGCTCAGTCACTCAGCCAGCGCAGCCTGGATTTACTACGTCCGACGATCCGCAAGGAACATTCTGAACTGCTGTTTTCGTGGAACCCTCGCTTTGACAGCGATCCGGTGGACCAGTTACTCCGCGGCGAGACTCCTCCGCCGGATGCAATCGTGGTGCAGGCCAACTGGTCGGATAACCCGTGGTTTCCAGAAAACTTGAAGGCCGAGCTGGAGTACGACCGCAAGCGCGACCGCGACAAGTATTTGCACGTGTGGGCAGGCGAGTACATCAACAACTCAGAAGCGCGGGTTTTCAAAAACTGGCGCATCGACGAGTTCGACGCTCCGCCAGACGCGGTCCACCGTCTGGGCGCAGACTGGGGCTTCGCGGTGGATCCGACCGTTCTGGTGCGCTGCCACATCATCGGCAGGACGCTGTACGTCGATCACGAGGCCTGGATGGTCGGCTGCGAGATCACCGACATCCCAGCGCTGTTCTTCACGGTCCCGGAGTCCGAGAAGTGGCCTATCGTGGCAGACAGCGCAAGGCCGGAGACGATCAGTCACCTGCGGCGCAACGGCTTCCCCAAGATCATGCCGGCGGTCAAGGGGCCACGCTCGCTCGAGGAAGGCGTCGAGTGGCTCAAATCCTACGACATCGTTGTGCATCCGCGCTGTCAGCACACCATTGACGAGCTGTCGCTGTACAGTTACAAAGTGGATCCGCTGACCGACAAAGTCCTGCCCGTCCTGCGCGATGCAGAGAATCACGTCATCGATGCACTACGATACGCCTGCGAGGGCGTGAGGCGGGTGCAGGCGATCAAGCCCATCAAGATCGAGGCGCCCATCCCAGTGATGAATAAATGGTGATTACATGGCCCGACTGACTAACGACGAGCGCCTGCGGCGGGTGCATTCCGAAGCGATCCAGGAATTCAACAAGATCCAGAGCGCGCTGCGCGACGAGCGCCTCCAGTGCCTGCAGGACAGGCGCTTCTACTCGATCTGCGGGGCGCAGTGGGAAGGGCCGCTGCGGGAGATGTACGACAACCGCCCACGGTTTGAGGTCAACAAAATCCACCTGTCGGTGATGCGGATCATCAACGAGTACCGCAACAACCGAATCCAAGTCGATTATGTGACCAAGGACGGCGCCAAAGACGACAAGCTCGCCGAGGTTTGCGACAAGCTTTACCGATCCGACTGCCAGGACTCTGGCGCGGAAGAAGCCTTTGACAATGCCTTCGAGGAGGCGGTCGGCGGCGGGTTCGGGGCCTTCCGGCTGAAGACCACCTACGTCGATGAGGAAGACGATGAGGACGAGCGGCAGCGGATCGCCATTGAGCCGATATTCGATGCGGACAGTTCGGTGTTCTTCGACCTGAATGCCAAGCGCCAGGATAAGGCAGACGCGACGAGCTGCTTTGTCCTGGTGGCGATACCGAGGGAGACGTATAAGGCGCAGTACGACGATGATCCGGCAACCTGGCCGAAAGAGATCCACCAGTACGAGTTCGACTGGGCGACTCCGGATGTGGTCTTCATCGCCGAATACTACAAGGTCGAGGAGCGCACCGAGACGATCAGGATCTTCGAGACGGTGATCGGCGAGGAGGAGCGCTACACGGATGCGGACTTTGACGCCGACCCCGAGCTGGAGCTGCAGCTCGCAGCCATCGGGACCGTCGAGGTGCGCAAGCGCCGGGTCAAGCGCCGGAGGGTCCACGCTTACATCATGAGCGGATCAAGAGTGCTCGAGGATCTGGGCATTATTCCGGGTCGCATGATCCCGGTGGTGCCGGTCTACGGCAAGCGGTGGTATGTCGACAACGTCGAGCGTTGCATGGGCCACGTCCGGCTGGCGAAGGACGCGCAGCGCCTGAAGAACATGCAGCTTTCCAAGCTCGGCGAGATATCCGCGTACTCTTCGATTGAGAAGCCGATCTTTACGCCGGAGCAGGTAAGCGGACATCAGGTCATGTGGGCAGAGGACAACCTCAAGAACTACCCTTACCTGCTGATCAACCCCATAACAGATGCGAATGGACAAACGAACGTCGCAGGTCCGGTGGCGTTCACGAAGTCGGCGGCGATTCCGCCGGCACTGGCAGGGCTGATGCAGGTGACCGAAACTGACATGACCGAGCTACTCGGTAATCCGCAGGCGGGCGAGAAGCTGGTCAGCAATATCTCTGGCAAAGCGGTCGAGATGATCCAGCAGCGCCTTGACATGCAGACCTACATCTACATGAGCAACATGGCAAAGGCGGTGCGGCGGTGCGGGGAAATCTGGCTGTCAATGGCGCAGGAGGTCTACGTCGAGCCGGGTCGGAAGATGAAGGGTCTGGGCGAGCAGGGTGACAGCGAGACCATCGAGCTGATGAAGCCGCTCATGGTGGACGGCGCACTCAAAATGCAGAACGACCTGAGCGAAGCGCGGTTCGATGTCGTCGTAGACGTGGGGCCGACCTCGGTGACGAAACGCGCTGCGACGGTGAGGGCGATCACAGGCATGATGGCGATCACCCAGGATCCGGAGACGCAGCAGGTGTTGCAGGCGATGGCGATGCTCAACATGGAAGCCGAGGGCGTTGGCGAGGTGCGCGACTACTTCCGGAAGAAACTGGTCCGCATGGGCGTGGTCAAGCCCACCGACGAGGAGCGCGAGCAGCTGGTCGCGGAGCTACAGGGCCAGTCGCCGGATCCCAACTCGATCTTCCTGGCGGCGGCGGCAGAAGAGGCACAGGCGAAGGCTGCGAAGGCCAGGGCTGACACGATCAAGACTCTGGCAGATGCGGATCTGAGTCAGGCGCGGACGGTCGAGACGATTGCGAAGGTGGACCGCGATCAGGCTGAGATGATCCTCCAGCAGTCGATGATACCGCCGGGGCAGACGGAGCCGACACCGGGCATGGTGGTGATCGAGGAGCCAATGCAGTGAGTACAACAGCGATGGGGCTGGAGGAGACGGCAGAGCTGCCAGACCTTGTGCAGGGATTACAAGCACCAAGGTCGCGTGCAACAACCTGGAACGCGCCAATGGCGAGCGAAGCGCGAATGCTTGAGAACCAGGGAGTTGCCCCACAGGAGATTTTTCGGCGCACAGGCACATGGCGCGGCCAAGACGGCAAGTTGCGGCAGCAATTGCGCGCATCGACATTAGCCGGCTACATGCAAGGCGCTGGTGAGGGTATGGGTGGTGTGCTTGCATCAATAGTTACGAATATCCGCGACATCCCTCGAGGAATGTTAGGGCTAAGTCCTACTGTCCCGACAAGCCCGAGCGAAATGTATCGAATAGCAGCAACGCCGATGCCTGCGCTCGGAGCAGTGGGTATGGCAACCAGACGAGTTCCAAAATCAGTGGCGTCAGTTTTTGATGCGGTTGATGATGTAGAAACGGCAAGACGAATGGCATTAAGAGGAGAACATTTGAAACGTACTGCGGAAGGAAAATACATTGGAGCGCCAGCGGATGTTGACAGTCCGCAAAAACTTGCGCGAAATCGCTTGAACGCACTTCGTCGCGTGGAAGAAGGAGCGTTTAATGCGAATTGGTACGACAGGGCGCGCGCTGCGGCAGAAGATATAACAGGCTTCAATCAAAGCACAATGGGGTTTGGACTGCAAACTCCAGAATCCCGTATGGCAAGTTTATTTGCGCGAGGCGGAGCAGCATACTCGCCACAAGCAACGCCAGAGCAAGAGGTTGGTGCGTTTTTAAGACAACACAATGCGCAAGTGTTGCGAGGACAACTTGTGCAACCGAGGACGGGTTCGCAGATGCGAAATGTTGCGCGCGCTTATGAACCCAATACAGAAGGTGGATACGATCTTTCGCCAGAAGATATAAAGTTGGGGAAAAAGACGGGTCCGTATGCCGATGCAAAAGATCCAACTGTAGATCCAGCGTCGCTATATAAAACGGCAAACGACATTTGGCACGGTCGAGTTATGGGATATGGAGAGAATTTTAGCCGCGGATTTACGCCGCAAGAGCATGGATTTTTAACAGGAGAAAATTTGGTATTAGCAGAAGAAGCGCAACGAAGAGGTTTTGGTGCAGGCATATTACCGGAAGGATACCAATGGAATCCGCGCTCTGCACAAGCGGCAACCTGGGGATCGCAACGTGTTGCCCAGTATAAAAAAGAATATCAAGAAGCAGTTCGAAAAGCTAGAAAAGAAGGACGAAAGCCGCCGATTGAACCAACGGAACAAGAATACAGAGATCGTGCGATGTACGGTATTGATAGTGCGGTGCCGCGTTATCGTGCAGACGATACATTTGAGTTCGTGACTGGGGAAAACACAGGGCACCTCGCAGGATTGAATCGCATGGATGAGGCAACACGTACGGCGTACACTGACGCAATGGGTGATGCGTATCTTGGTCCCATGCGTCGTGATCCAATTTACGAATCAATGCAGATGTATCAAAGTCCTGCGCTTGGCACCGCTGGCAAATATGAAAACAGCGCTGGTGTTGTGGAAACAAACAAAGGGTTTACATCGCGACCGTTGGTAAGTTTGCAATCGTCTGACTTGGGCAGAACGGCAAAGGGTAAAGTTAGGCGAGGCGGTCCTCAGATTGTGCCTGAAGACGATAAGGCGATGCGCGCTGCTGGTTTGTTTCGTGGTTTTGTGACGGGACAAGAGGCAACGGGCCGCAACAAGTTTACGCCGGCCAACAAGTCGATGAAGTTGGCAGAAAAGACAGGGGCACGTTACGAGGGTCCAGACTTGGAAGTTGCGCGCAAAGCGTTTGAGGACGAAGGACTTGACGTTGTACAGGTTGGCGACGCCTTGCATGTAGGGAAGTATCCCAACGATGACGGCACCGTATCGTTGACTGGCGCACAAATTCAAACCGCAGCAAAGCGCGCGGCTAAAGGTTTGCAAGGAAGCGCAACGCCAGGGCGGTTAGAGTTTGGTCTTGAAACAGTGCCGTGGACAAAGCAACCAGGCACAGGCGAAACAACGCGCGCGGTGCTGGAAAAGTTAACTAATGACCCGAATTATTTTGTGCAAAACTTTGCACAACGCATCGATGCAGGGCGAGTACCAAAAATTGCCGCAGTGTTCAACGATATCGACGAAGCGCTGGCAAAGAAAACGAACCTGCCGTTACGACAGGATTTGCTTATGTTACGAAAAATGTTGTCTGAGGAAGGCTTACAAGGGATTATCCGGTATGTTCAGAGGACTGGTGGAGCTGGTCTTCCGGCTGTCGCTCTTTTACCGTCACTTTCTTCCCCTCTTTCAGAGCGCGATGAGCGCTAGCACTGATGGGCGCGCCAATCTTGTCTCGCTGCTTGTGCCAGAACGCCCCACTTTCTGAAGAGCTTAGGTAGGAATAGTATTTGCAATTGCCAATCATTTTATACGGCATAAGATCCTCCTGGTAGACGAACCATCTATTGTATAGCAAGGAAGGCTACATGAACGAAACCGAAACCCCAGTCATCGAAGAGCAGCCACCCGAGCAGGAGCCGGTTGCAGAAGCGCCACAGGAGGAAGTGCAACAGGAGGCGCCGCCCGTCTTCGAGGTCACACTCGACGAGGAGGCAAAACCCCAAGAGGAGGCGCATTGGGTGCGGAACCTGCGAAAGCAGAACCGCGAGCTACAGAAAAAGCTTCGTGACGTCGAGGCGCGGCTGCCGCAGCAGGCCGATTACGAGCCTCTCAAGAAGCCCAAGTTGGAGGAGCTTGACTACGACACCGAAAAGTACGAGAATGCGCTGGAGACCTACTACCGACGCCGCGATGAGATTGAACGGGTCGCGTCTGCCAGGCGGGCTGAGGAAGAGAGCCAGCACCGTCAGTGGCAGGAGAAGCTGACCAACTACCAAGCGGCAAAGTCCGGTCTGCGCGTCTCTGACTATGAAGACGCAGAGGCAGTTGTACAGAACACGCTATCGGTAACCCAGCAAGGTGTATTGCTGGCAGGGGCTGAGAATCCGGCGCTGATCGTCTACGCGCTCGGTCGAAATCCAGCCAAGGCCTCAGAGCTTGCATCCATTACCGATCCGGTTAAGTTTGCCTTTGCACTTGCACGTCTGGAGAGCACTTTGAAGGTCAACCGTAAGTCCCCGCCCCCAGTCATGCGCACTGTCTCCGGCAGTGGGCCGTCTGCTGGCGCTATCGACTCAACCCTGGAACGACTCCGCGCCGAGGCCGAGCGCACAGGCGACATCACCAAGATCGCCGCCTACAAGCGACAGCTTCGCGCCAAATCCGCATAAGGAACCAACATGGCTAACGCATTTTCAAAAGAGGAACGCGTTGCATTTGAGGACATCCTGGAGGGCTTCAACGACGCCCTGGTTCTCTCGCGCAACGTTAGTGTCTACAACACCGACCAGACGATGATGGAGCGCACCAACAACGTCATCTGGCGGCCCCAGCCCTACATCGCGCAGTCCTTCGGCGGCTCGCCGATGGTGCTCGACATGACGGGCAACTTCAAGGATTACACCCAGCTTTCAGTCCCAGCGACCATCGGGTTTAACCGCTCGGTCCCGTGGATTATGACCGCTTTGGAATTGCGCGACGCACTCCAGGAAGGACGCCTGGCAGAGGCTGCACGGCAGAAGCTCGCCTCCGACATCAACGTGCAGATCATGAACGTGGCGTCGAGCCAAGGAACCCTGGTGGTGCGCCGCGCAGCGGTGAGCGGGTTTGATGACGTGGCAGCCTGCGACACGATCATGAACGAGCAGGGCGTGCAGATGTTCGACCGCTATCTCGCGCTGTCGAGTTTTGTCTACAACGCCTTCGCGTCAAACCTGGCAGGCGGCGGTGCCAACCGCAGCTTCCAGGACAACAAATCGTCTGTGGCCTACGAGCGTGCCTTCGTCGGCAATGTGGCCGGGTTTGAAACGTATAAGCTCGACTACGCCAACCGGATCGCTGCGGCAGCTGGAGCAGCCGACACGATCAACACCACGCTGGCAGGCGGCAATAACTATGTGCCGCAGGCAACCGATACCGCAGCGACGGGCGAGACGGAGAACGTTGACAACCGCTTCCAGACGGTGACGGTCAACGATACCACGGGCGTGGTGGCAGGCGACTGCTTTACGATTGGCACGAGCGCGACCTCTGCGGATGGTGTTTACGCCGTCCATCACATCACCAAGCAGTCAACAGGCAACCTGAAGACCTTCCGGGTGATCCAGGTGGTCAATGCGACGTCACTGGTGATTTCACCGCCAATTATTTCGCAGGTGTCGGGTGTCGATGCTGCACTGCAATATCAGAACGTCACCATCGGAACGACTGGCGCAGCGGTGCCGATCAACTACATCAACACAGCGGCATCGACCATCAACCCGTTCTGGCAGAAGGACAGCCTGGAGATCCTTCCTGGGCGGTTTGCAGTGCCAACGGACGCAGGCGTGGCGGTGATGCGTGGAACAACCGACCAGGGCATCGAGCTGGTCATGCAGAAGTTCTACGACATCAACAACATGCGGATTAAGTTCCGTCTCGATACGGTGTTCGGGGTGGTGAATAAGCAGCCCGAAATGTCCGGCATCCTGATCTACTAGGAGCAGATTATGTCAAGCATCGTTTTTCCGCAGGGTGATGCGACTATCACCGTCCCGGCAGCCGGATCGATTGCGGTGGCATCGTATTCGCCAGCGCAGGTTTTCCGCAACGTTGGGTTTCCACAGTACCCACCGCAGCTTGAGTTGCTCGGCACCGTTCAAGACAACACGATTACCGTGTTCGGGCCGTACACGAACGGGGCGACGATTGTCATCGATGCCGGGGCCAC